GCTATTCCTAGTTTGCCTGCTGTTGATCCTACGACTGATAATCAGGCTGTACGTAAAGCATATGTAGATAACTTTTTACCTGCTGGTGTGATCACTCAGTATGGTGCTTCTACTGCGCCGACAGGATGGGTGTTATGTCAGGGTCAGGCTCTTAGTCGTACTAATCCTTTGTATAGTCGTTTGTTCACTGCTATCAGTACGACTTATGGTGCTGGTGATGGTACGACTACTTATAATGTTCCTAACTTGCAGGGTCGTATTCCTGTGGGTAGGGATTCCACTCAGACTGAGTTTGATGCTTTGGCTGAAACTGGTGGGTCTAAGACCAGTACGTTGACTACGGCTAATATGCCTTCTCACCAACATGGTGTTGGAACTATTGCCCCTAACACGATTGCTGATCACGTTCATGGTTTTGGTACGTTGGCTATTGCTAATACCAATCTTGGTTCTCATACACACATTCAAGATGCGCATGCGCATACTGCTAGTAGTACGGCAGATGGAAACCATAGACATGGAATTATTTCAGGTTTGGGTTCTTTCGCTATACGCAATAGTGGTTATATTGCTGGTGGATATATTGCTGGATACGATAGCAATGCCGATGGTCTTATTGATGGAACTTCCTCAACCTTGGGAGGTATGGCTGTTGCTAATGGTGGTCCTTACACGGACTACAGTTCAACTCACACTCATCCTATTACTGTTGATGCTCAAACTCCCACGAACCAATCGACAGCACTGGGGTCTCACTTACACGCCATATCAGGATCTGTCGCTACTGGTGGTGGACACACGCACACTATGAGTGGTTCTACTGCTTTTGAAGGTAGTGGCACAGCGTTCAGTAATCTTGCTCCTTACATTGTGGTGAACTACATCATCAAACTATGACAACTTGGACCGCACCCGATGTTGCGTCCCTGCGTGGTGACAACAGCAGACCTCTGCAAAAGATCTTTGGATCTTTAACAGAGTATCTTAAGCATTTTGAAACCACGATTATTGATGAAGTCATTTCTCAATCTTCTGAAACATTTGTGCGTAATGGTGAATCAACGACATTGACCATTGGTACTGTCGTGTATTTGGATGCTCAACAGGGTGATCGTGCAACTGTTAAACGTGCGTTTAATACGAGTGATGCTACGAGTGCTAAGACTCTTGGTGTCGTCGCTGAGAGTATTGCTCCTAATGCTGATGGTCTTGTGACTACGTTGGGTTATGTTTATAAATGTAATACTGGTGGTTATACTGCTGGGCAGACTTTGTATTTGGGTTCTACTGCTGGGACGTTTACTGCTACTAAACCTGTTGCGCCTAATCATATGGTTTATGTTGGTGTTGTTGTTCGTGCTAATGCTGGCAACGGCATTATTTATGTTCGTTGTCAGAATGGTTATGAGTTAGATGAGATTCATGATGTTCTGATTACGTCGCCTACTACGGGCGACATTTTGATGCGTAATGGTTCTAGTTTGTGGATTAATACTCCACAAACTTCTATTACGAGTGTGGGTACTTTGACTGCTGGAACTGTTCCTGCAACATTGTTGTCAGGCACAGTTGCTTCTGCACGTATTAGTGGATCTTATACGGGTATTACGGGTTTGGGTACTGTCACTGTTGGTGATATTTCTTCAACGCTTTTAAGTGGGACTATTGCTTCTGCAAGGTTGAGTGGTTCTTATACGGGTATTACTGGTGTAGGAACTTTGACTGCTGGTACGTGGAATGGTTCTCTTGTTGCAGGTCAGTATGGTGGCACTGGTGTTGCTAACACTGGTAAAACTATAACGATTGGTGGCAACTTTACTACATCAGGTGCTTTTACTACTACGCTGACTGTCACTGCCAATACGAGTGTGACGTTGCCAACGTCGGGTACGTTGGCAACTACTGATGCTTCTAGTTTAACAAGTGGACTTCTTGCTTCTGCTCGTCTTAGTGGGTCGTATACGGGTATTACTTCTATAGGTACTTTGTCTACTTTGACTGTTGATGGCGCTTCTTCTGCTGCTTTCACTCTTGGTGACTGGGGGCCGAATGGCAACTATGGTGGCGTTATAGGCAACAAGGGTTATTTGCTTATTGGCAATAACTCTAGTGATGCCATCATGTATTTACGTACCTCAAGTGCTGGCACTGTCAATATTGGTGCTAATGGTGCTAACACCCTTATTGTTGGCGATGGTAGTTCTACTGCTACTAACATTGCTGGTTTGTTAACTACAGGAAATATTTGGAATACATCTACCGCAACGACAACATTGACTGGTTTTCAGTATGTCGTCAGGTCAACAAGTATTTATCCTGCGTATTATCATTTTACTTCTATGCGTGAAGGTAAACGCAATATTCAGACTTTCACTGATAGTGGTGTATTGATTGATCAGTTGAATCCTGTGACTTATCAAGCAAAGATAGATGAGACTGATGACGAGGTTACTTCTGCTTGGAAAGACGCTGACCTTGAGTATGGGTTTATTGCTGAAGAAGTTGCTGAGGTTGGTACAGGGTTTTTGGCTCAGTATGAGGATGATGGCGAAGGAAACTTGAAGCCTGCTGGCTGGAAGTTTCATGGTGTTGTATCTGTTCTTGTGGCAGAGGTTAAGGATTTGCGTAGTCGTTTGAAAGCATTGGAAGGTGCAAAATGAGTGAACAATCACAGGTAGATGCAGGCAAAGTTATTGAATCTTTGCTACGACAAGTAACTGAATATGCTCAGAAGGTTGCCTTGTTGGAGGCTTTTGTGGCTTCTGTGGATAAGGGTGAGGGTAACGAAAAGGGTGATTAGTGATGGCTTACACTGATATAGGTTTAAACTACGAACCTCAAAAGCGTAACGCTGCTATGCAGCGTGACGCTTCTTTAGCCATGAACGCATTTAGCCGCATGTTGTCGCAGCAACGTGGCGCTCGTGATGTTATGGCTACTGACAAGGCTGCTTCTAAAGGTCTTGAGGGTTTCGGGGCTGGGTATGGCAAGCGTGGTTTGCGTAATAGTGGCATTTTTAAAGGTGCTGCTTCTGATTATTCGCAGAACTGGATGAACCAACGTAACGACCAGTTGGACGCTTTGCGTCAGCAGTTAGCACAGTACGACTTGCAGGATGCCCAGTCGCAGGCTGGGTATACGAATACTTTGGCTGATATTGAGTTGGCGAAGCAGCGTGACATTTTGTCTACGGCTGCTTCTTTAGCGGGCTTACGCCCATTTTTAGGAGCGTGAGTTATGGCTAGTGCTGATCAGATGGAACGTGACCGTAAGAAGACTGTTGGTAAACCAGTTACTACTTCTCCTTATAAGGGTCCGAGTGGTGGTGTACAGCCTAATTTTAGTGCTGCTGTTCAGTCCGCTGCTGCACCTGCACGTGCTGCAGCGGATCTGTCATGGATGAACAATCCAGCGTTTGCTGGTTTTGTTGATGAAGGAAAGCAACAAGGGCTTGCTGGGAACTTGTTGGCTAGTTGGGTTACGGAACGTGCTTTGGCTGGTGCTGACTTTAGTGGTTTTAATAAACCAAAACCTCAAACTGGTGGTGGTGGTGGGACTGGTAGTAAATCTACGGCTAATCCTATGATGTCTGCTTTGTCGCAGTATGCAACCAATATTAATTCTTCTGCCAATAACCCCATGATTAATACTGGGTATGGTCAGTTGTCTGCTGATGCTCAGGCTCGTGCTAAAGCGCAGCAGGATATGATTGATCAGTTTTATGGTGGTGCTGAAGCACAACTTGGTGGTTTAAACGCAGATGCGTTAGCAATGTTGGAAAGAATGTATAACCAAACTGCTGGCGAAATTAACACCCAGTCTGATGCAGGTCGTGCAACTATTGACGAGACCACCCAACGAGCCTTAGAGGCTCTTGGTGGTCAAGGTAATCCTTACGCTGGACTGCAGATGGCTAATGCTCCTGCTGTGAGCGATCCTATGGCTGCTTATAGTCAGGCTGTTGGTGCTCCTCAGGGTGGTATCCAAGCGTTGCAGGATATGTTGCAGTCTCAGAATGCGACGACAGGTGGGGGCTTTAATAGTCTTGCTCAGTTGTTGGGTGCTTCTCAGCAGGCTGCTCAGCAGTCTCGTATTGGTGATGTGAATGTGGCTCGTGCTGGTGCTCAGCAGGATTTGGCTGCTAATCAGCGTGCTGCAGCGTTGCAGGCGTTGCAGCAGTCTACGCAGGCTCGTCAGGCTCAGCAGGGTACGTATATGCAGCAGTTGCTTGGTTTGGGTCAGGGTCGTTTGCAGGCTGGTTTGCAGAATCAGACTGGCTTGGGTGATTTCTTGAATCAGTTGGGTGCTGGTCAGTTGCAAGCAAACTTGGGTCAACAGCAGAATACTCAAGGTCGTCAGGATCAGTTGATGCAACAGTTGTTGGGTCTTGCTGGTCAGGGTGTTGATGTGTCGCAGATTATGGCGCTTCTTGGAGGTCAATGATGGCTGTTAATGATCCTTTGGCTTTAATCCAATATTTACAGAATGGTGGAGGCAGCAAACCTCCTTCTGCTTCGTCACAACTGAACTATCAGCAAGACATTATGTCGTCGCTGTTTAATCCGCAGTTCGCTGCTGCTTATGGGATGTTTGATCCTGTTGGTTTAGCCCCTGCTCCTTTCCAGTATGCGACACCAGTTTTGACTGGGTCGCTGAACAGTGCTACGCCTATTTGGAAAGAAGTTGCTCAAGCAATTATGGATGGCACTATTGATCGTCAGAACGCCATTAGTGCTGTTGCTGAGGCTTTAGGTGTTGACGAGTATTCGACTGGCGCTGGTCTCACTATTGCTGATGTTAAATCTCAGATTGACGCAATGATTAAAGAGGCTGGGGATAGGCAGAACGCTCTTGCTGATTACGAAACAAAGTTACGTGAGGATGAGCAAAGCAATATTTATGGTAAGGCTGGCTTGCGCCAACCTTATGAGCAGTACACGTTGCAGGACGCTCCATTTACCCAAGACATTTTTGATCAGCAGTCTGAGTTGCAGAAGATGATTCAGACTTTAACTTTGAGTGATAAGAATCGTCGTACTAACACTAATGCTGATACTCAGGCTATTTATACAAAAATGATGGAGCAGGACAAGGCTGCTCAAGATGCTATTCCTAACAGGTTGATGCCTGAGTCGTGGGCTGATGCTAAGGCTTTGGCTAAGGCTCTTGGTGTTGACGAGGGGTGGATGAAAGATATCTACGATAAAAGTTTTGGTCTTGGCACTGTTCAAGTTTATGATGAAGAAAAAGGCAAGTATGTTGATAAAACTTATACTCGTGCCGAAAAAGAAGAAGCATTTAGGACTTGGATTAAGAATGAAGTTAACAAGGGTACTTCGGGTACGGGTTCAGGTTTGGACGACTGGTTCTCAGGCAACGACGACGAACGAGGAGTAAAGGTAAGTAATTATCTTAAAGAAGGTAAGCCTCTTATTAGTGGTAAGCGTAAAGAGAGTCAGAATCAAGATGCTCGTCGTGGCATAGCGATGTCGTACGAGGCTGCCAAACAAGCCAAAGCAAAGAACACTGATCAGTATGCTTCGGCTAGACGATTTAACGCAGAAGAAAAGGCTAAACAAATTGAGATCCGAAAATTGGCTCAGTTACAAAACCTTCTTGATGCTGGCAGAACGCCTCTGCAAGACCAATTAAACGAGCGTATGGCCTTATTCGGTTTAGGTAACAGTCTGTAGTATTATTGATGGCTGTTTATAATCCTCGTCTTGATATTGCTCGTGCTGCCCAGCAGCAGGCTACATCTGCTTCGGTTCAGACACTCAAAAGTGTTCTGAACCAGCAGACAATTGGTAGCACTCTACGCAAGGACTACACCAATGGTGCTGGTGCTCAAGGTCCACCTGATGTTGGTGGCTGGAAGGGTTTCCTCACTGACGTATTAGAGTCGCCCGTTGGACAAGTCGTTGCTAAGGCTGGAGAAGTTATCTCTATCCCTCAACGTCTTTTGATTTCTCCTATTAAAGAAATTAAAGACTATCTAGATAACGATCCGAATACTAAGGCTTCGTGGGACGACCTTGGCAAGCAGGTTTTTGATCCTACTTTTGGTTTCGGTAAAGTCATTGGTGACTTGACAGATAGTGCTTGGGTTAATCGTGGTTTAGGATTTATTGGTGACGTTCTTCTTGACCCATTGACGTACGTGACATTGGGTGGTGGCAAGATCGCTGCTGGTATGAAGCAGTTGGACGAGTTCGGCAATGTCATGAAGGGTGCTAAAGGCATCTCAATGGCTGGCAAAGAAGGACGTTTGGCTCTTGCTACACGCTACTTAGATAAGGGTGGCGACGCTTCTAAGGCTGCAGCAATTGCACGTTATGGTCGTTCTGCTCTTGACGCTAAAGACTTCACTGATCTTGCTTTGGGTGTTGATCGTGCAGGCTTGTACTTCATGG